AGGAGCAACTTCTGAATTAGAGATTGCTGCAATCAAAGAATCAATAGCTGATCTTGAAACTATGAAGGATTTAGTTTCTATGGGAATGACACCTGAACAAGCAATGGATGAAATATCAAGAATGAAAACTAGTCCTGTTAATCCAAGTGCTTTTAGTGGAGCAGTAGAAGGTGCTGCAAGTGCTGGAGGCATGGGAGCATTAGGTGCAATGTCAGATAAAGATATGGCTGCATTTTTACAAGCTCAAGTTGCAAAATCCAGAGAAGATAGAGGCATGGGAGCATTATCAGGAGTTCCTGCAGGTAATCAGATGCCAATGCCAAGACCAACAATGATGCCACAATCTATGGGGCAAGACAGAACATTCAATCCAATGGATAGAATAACACCAACGAATGCTCCATCAACATAAGAGGTATTTATGGCGACAAATGCAAATATAGGAGCTCTTGGCAGTTTAAGTAAAGAAGCATATGGTTCTCTTAAATCTGGTTTTGATAGAACTAATCCAGCTTTTTCACTAGGACCACTCGATGTAACCAGAGGTCAAGTGATGAATACAATGTTAGGATTTACACCTTTCGGTGTTCCTGCACAAGTGATGAATGCATATACTTCTTATAATGCAGAAAAAGCAGCACAACAAGCACTTGGTCAGAATATAGGACTTACAGATACAGCCAAAGGAATCATGGGCTTAGGAACTACATCGCTGGACACTGCCAGAGGTATTGCTGACACTAACAAAGATAACAAAGTATCTACAAGAGAAGCTCAGAACTTTGGTATGCAATATGGCAAGATGACTGCTTACAATGTTGGACTAAACCCAATGTCAGGCTATACGCCAAATACTGTATCCATACAAGGTTTAACTCCATTTGGTAAAACTGATCCTGATGCTGGACTCGGTGGTATAAATACAACTGGGCAAGTGGCTGATGTTATGACCCAACAACAAGTAGACGATATGTTTAGTGGCATTGATACTACAAGTGGTGTTACAGGTCTTGGTGGTGGTAAAGGTGCAAGTTATACTGGCATTACTAATTTTTCACCAACAGAAGGAGTGGATACATCAGATCCAGAATCTACTGGTTCTACTGGTGTAAGTGTTAGTAATCAAAGTTATGCTGACGATGCACAAAGTTCTGGAACTGGTGGTGGTGATGGAACATACATATGCACAGCATTATATGAAATGGGTGATATGAAAACATATATATACAAATATGATCAGATATATGGTAAACGTGTTGATCCAGCAGTTTATAGAGGATATGAGCTTTGGGGGAAATTTTTAGCTAAACAAATTAGAAAAAAAGGTTTAACATATAAGATTGTAAAACCATTAGCATTGGCTTGGGCTTATCAAATGGCTTATGACTTATCAAAAGGTAAAAAAGGCAGAAATAATAAACCTGTTAAAATACTTAAAACGATTGGCGAAGGAGTTTGCTATGCTCTTGGTCAAATTTTTAAAAGGAGATTCAAATGGCAGAAATCAATGTAGAGAATATGGAAGACAATGCAGCATTGTTTATGGAGAAGATGGGCTTTCCTCATGATGCTCCTGGACTAGAACTAACTGATCAGCAGGTTGTAAACTTTTTATTATTATGTCATCAAGAAATGATTATGCCAGAGGAAGAAGAATCTGAAGAAGAACATATGGATGGTGATGTTAAAGTTAAAGTAATGAAAGTTGATAGTGGCGACATGCGTGGTATCATGGACGAGATACTTGGTCATGGTGGTCCGAAAGTTAGTATGTAATTATGCCATTTAGTAAATATTCCCCAAAGCAAAAGAAGTTGGCAGCAATGGCTGGTAATAAGAAAAAAATTACTGGAGCAGATCTTAAAAAACTTGCTAGTCTAAAAAAGAAAAAGAAAAAGACTAGGAAAGCATAATGTCATTATATGCAAACATACATGCTAAACGTAAAAGAATAAAAGCAGGATCAAAAGAGAAGATGCGTAAAAAAGGTGCGAAAGGTGCACCAAAAGCATCAGCATTTAAAAGGGCAAAGAAAAGTGTCAAAAAGAAAGTTTAAAAAAGTTCCTAAGACTAAAAAAGGTGTACCAAAGAAATATGTTGCTGGTGCAAAGAATCCAAAGGCAAGGGAAAAAGAAATTAAAAGGACTGCAAAACTATATCGCGAGGGCAAGTTAACACCTGCTATGATGGACAGAATAAGTAAAAAAAGGAGCAAATCATAATGGCAGAAACTAAAAAGAAAAAAGGTGGCAAATATGCAGGCATTCCTGGAGCGAGTCGTTTCTCAAAAGAAAAATTAGATAAGGTATACAAAAGAGGACTTGGTGCATATTATTCATCAGGAAGTAGACCAAAGACATCAGCCAATGCTTGGGCTATGGGCAGAGTTAAATCTTTTGTCACTGGTAAAGGTGGTGCAAGAAAAGCAGACGCAGATCTACTAAAAGGAAAAAAGAAAACAAAAAAAGCATAGGAGTGCAAAATGGCAAAAGGTGTAAAACATTATTTTAAGAATGGTAAAGAGCATAAAGGTGCTACACATAAAGATGCAAAAGGCAGAGTTATGTCTGGTAAAACTCATACAGCATCAAGTAAGTTTTTAGTGCATAAAAAAGATTTATCAGCAACAGCTAAGAAAGTGGCTAATGCTTAATGGCAACATTTAAAGGCAAAAAGGTTACACTTAATAAACCTAGACGCATTGGTAAAGGTGAAACTTCTTATGGTAAAAAGAAGTCTGTTGTTTATGTAAGCGATGGAGATAAGGTTAAACGAGTTACATTTGGTGATCCTAATATGAGAATTAAAAAGAATCAAAAAGGTCGCAGGAGCAATTTTAGAGCAAGACATAATTGTGATACTCCTGGACCAAAAACAAAGGCAAGATATTGGTCTTGTAAGGCATGGTGATATGGCTAGTGCAAAAGTAAAAAAGGTTGCAAATGCAGAAATAAGAGCAGCAAAGAGTTTCCTTGAACGCAGAGGATTAACTTCTGATGAAGTAAGTCCTAAAAAGTTTGCCACTGCAGCAAAGAAACTGGATAAAGGTTTTACAGAAACTCTAAATATATTAGTTAAAGAATTAAGTGGTGGTCAAGTCTAATGGCTGAAATGGAGATGTTAAATCAGTTACCAACTGCAGCTTCTGATCGAAGTTATAAGTTCAGCGATGATACACTAAGAGATACATCAACTAAATATTTAACAGGAGCATTGTCAGGATTAGGTATGTCAGATGCTAATGCTCTAAGATTTGCAAGAGATTTTACAGGTCGTACAGATATGGATGATATTGGTCAGAGCTTGGGAGTCTTAGATTTTACTCCTGCTGGATTAGTTTTTGGTGTTGATGAAGCAGTCGATCAGTTTCAAGCTGCAGAAAAGCCAATAGATTATATTGCTCCAACAGTCGGTCTTGGTCTAAGTGCAGTTGAAGCATTCCCAGTAACTAAAATCATGACTAAACAATTAAGAGGACTCTTAAAAAATATAGGTAATAAAGCTGTATCAGATGCACCAGTTGATATGAGTAAAAGAAAAGCGATGACAACTATCGCAGCAGCACCATTAGTCGCAGGAGCATTAAGTGAAATTCCTGTTAAGAAAATTACTGATAAAGCTATTCCAGTTGATAATTCTAAAATCATTGAATCAATAAAAAAAGACTTTCCTAACGATATTGAAGAATTAAATCCACTCAAATTAAAAAAATATTTCTCCTCTTCAAAAAAACTTTTTGAATGGCTAGATAGTGGTGTAATGGATAATCTAATGATGCCAGATGCTAAATCATATTTAAAAGATTTCGATGGAGATTTTTTAAAAGCAAATGATAAAATGTTAGAAGAGATAGGGAATCTTATTGATTCTATTCATTATGATAAACACTATGAAGCAACAGGAACTGATTTTTTTAAAGAGAACATTACAGATATATTAATAGAAGATTTAACAAAAGTCGCTAAATAATGGCAGCATCATCAAAAATATTATCGCCTATGTTAACAAGCTGGTTTGAGAGTCTTGCTCGTAAGATGCAACCTAATCTTATAGATCGTTTTTCTAAGCCACCAAAGTATTCTGCTGGTAAAGATCCAGAGTCTTTAATAGAAGAAGCTGGTGAAAAAGCTAAAAGTCTTGAGGAAAAAGCTCCAGAGTTTTTTGATATGATTGAAGCAAAAGATTTATACAGTGGTCTTAAAAGAGCTCAATCAGGAGAAACTGCTATGGGTTTAATTAATCCTGCTGATTTTAGAAAGATTGCAGCACCATTGCCTGATGATGCTCCTCTTAATTCTGTTGAGAGAAAGTTTGGCTATGATTATTCTATGGGTCTTGTAAATAAAAATGTCAAAGAAATAGAAGATCTTATAAGAAATAAAATATTATTAGGAGATGCAACAGGCTCTGGAGTCCCAGAGCTTGGTTTAGAAAATATAGATAATAAATTGCTACAGGCAAGATTTCATGAAGGTCGTCACAGAAACAGAGCATTGAAAAATTTAGGATATGATAAATCTTTAGTTGAGGTTTTACCATCTACATACAGAGGAGACATAGTAACTTATAAACCAGATGTCGATCAGTTTTTAAATCTTCCAAAAGATACAAAAATTTATAGCGAGATGCGTGAGGGTCCATTGTCTAACGATCCAGAACCTCAAAATGTTGGTACATTAGGTGATATAATAAAGTTTTTAAGTGTTGGTGGTATAGCAACAAAAGGTGCATTAAGCCAGTTGCCTGAAGAATAATATTTACTAATTGATAGGAATTACTTAAAATGAATAGAACGCAATTCTCATCATTAATATCTAAAGGAGGTAGAAAAATGAAATATGGTAAATCAAAGATGGTTAAGCCAAAAATTAAGAAAATTAAAGGCAAAAAAAAGATTAAGAAATATGGAAAAAAATAGTAAAGACGTACAAGTCTATGTAACTGGCGTATCAATGACAGGAGAGGTAAAGCTAGATGAACACAATAGAACTCCTGAAGAAGATAAAGCTAAATCTGAGGGAGAAGAAATCTGCAATAGCAGAGAAGATGATTGAAGGTCGAATATCTGATTTTCAATTATATCAAAAAGACGTTGGTATAGCTCAAGGATTAGAAGATGCTTGTGCCATTATCGATGAAACATTAAACAAACTAGACGAAGGAGATGAATAGACATGCCTCATCAACATGAAGTAGCAAAGATTTATACTGACGAAGAGTCTAAATCTACAATCGGGCAACATCAGTTGCCTGTTCCTATGGGTTGGAAAATACTTATACAACCAAATCAAATCAAGCAACAGACTAAAGGTGGCATATTGTTACCGACACAAGCTAAAGACAATGAAGCATATTTAACTGCTCATGGTCAAGTTGCTGGAGTTGGAGAATTAGCATATCGAGATAGAAACACTGGTGATAGATGGAAGCAATCTGTCATACCTAAAGCTGGGGACAGAGTTACATATGGAAAATATGCTGGTCAAAAATTAGTAATCAATGGTGTGAGGTTTCTTTTACTCAACGATGACGAGATAACATCTATCTTGCCTGAAGGTGTAGAAGTAACAGCATATTTATAATTAGCGAATAACTTGGAGACGCAACCATGGAAGAAGAAAAGAATCCAGTATTGGATGAAATAAATAAAGAGATCGAAGAAACCAAGAAAAAGTCTGGTGATGATTTCGAGATCGAGATTGCTGAAGAACAAACAGAACAAGTAGAATCAAAAGAGGATTCTAAAGAACAAGTTCCTGATATTGACCTTAGCAAAAGAGTTCAGGCAAGAATAAATAAAATTACTGAACAAAGAAGATCAGCAGAGCTTGAAACAAAAAGAGCTCAAGAGGAAACTGCTCAACTTAAAGCTAGACTTGATCGTCTTGAAAAAGGCTCTGAAACTCAAGCACAGAATGAATTTCAGAATAATTATGATTTAACTAAAAAAGCATTACACAAAGCATTTGAAGAAGGTGACACTGATGCTCAAGTAAATTTCTCTGAGCAGTTAGCTGATATGCGTGCTGCAATTAGGATGTCTGAACTTCAGAAACAAATGCAGCAAACTCAGGCAGTTTCACCAACAGTTGGTCGTGCTCAACAAACTGCTACAAATCCAGCTCCACCAAAAGCTATGGACTGGTGGCAGAAAAATAATTGGTTTAACTCTAAAGGATATGAAAGAGAAACTGCTGCAGCAAGAGCAATAGATGTACAACTTGATTTAGAGGGACACGATAAGAATTCAGAAGATTATTACATTAATTTAAATAATCGTTTACAAAAAATGTTTCCCGAGTTAATATCAGGGAGTGACCAGACTAAGACCAGAGTAAAAAGCAGACAACCAGTATCACCAACTGCAGGTGGCTCTACTTATAAAGGTAACAGAGTTCGCATGACACAGGATCAGTTACGAATGGCGAGAGAGCTTGGAATTAATGATGAGGCAGGTCTTAAAAAATATGCTTCTGAAATACAGAAAAGTCAAAGGAGTTAATCATGACTGAGAAAAGAAATGTTCGTGCGAGTGAAGTAAGAGAAAGTGTTCGAGATGAGGAGTCAAGACCTCAAACTAATTGGACACCACCAGCATTGTTGGATGCACCAGAGCCAAGATCTGGATTTGTTCAACGATGGGTTGCTACCTCGATTCAGGGGAAGGACACACCTGACAACGTATTTAAAAGAATGCGCGAAGGGTGGGAAGCTCGCCCTGCTAGTACTGTGAAAAGTAAGTTGTTTCCGACTATTAATCATGGACAGTGGGAAGGTTGTATTGGGATTGAAGGAATGTTGCTCTGTGAAATGCCTGAAGAAAAACATAAGCAAATGAAGGCTTATTATTCTAACAAGAGCGTGGAGCAAAACGAATCACTCGCAGGAGACCTTGATGCGTTAGGACGAAAAACTGGACAACCAATCTTTCAAGACAGAAAGAGTTCAGTGAGTGGTGGTAGGTAAATGTCTGCCATGGAAGATTAACCAAACTTAGAAGGAAGAAAAAATGGCAAATGTTGATGCTGCTTTTGGGTTAGCACCCATCCGTCATCTAAGTGGTAATGGTTACTCTCGTGCTAATAAATATACTATTGCTTCAGGATTAGCTGAAAACATCTTCACAGGAGATGTAGTCATAATCATTGCAGCTGGGGTTATTACACCTCACACTGCAACAGAGGTTAATAATATAGGTGTTTTCGCAGGAGTATCATATACTGCAGCAGATGGCTCTTATGTTTATTCACAATATTGGCCATCAGGCACAGTTGCAACTGATATAATTGCATATGTGTACGATGATCCATATACAGTGTTTAAAGCACAATCCGCAGGAACTACTGCACAGACAAACATAGGAAACTGTTGTGACCTTGTTGCTGGTGCTGGTTCTACTACTACAGGTCAATCGGGTTTTGAATTATCAGGAACTATGGCAGCAGGAACTGCCAGTTGTAAAATTCTTGGTCTTTATGAAACTGCAGATAATGCCTTTGGTGCAAATGCAATAATGGAAGTACTTATCAATGAGCATCTGCTCAAAGATAGTGCTGGAATATAGGGAGATTTATAAATGGCAATGAATAGAGCACAATTCGCTAAACTGCTTGAGCCAGGATTAAACACCTTGTTCGGCTTAGAATACGCATCGTATCCACCAGAGTACACACCAGTATTTGAAAGCAACACTTCTCAAAAAGCATTTGAAGAAGATGTATTGCTAACAGGTTTTGGTATTGCTCCAACTAAAGATGAAGGATCTGGAGTTTCTTATGACTCAGCATCTCAACAGTTTACTTCAAGATATCAACATGAAACTATCGCTTTAGCATTTTCTGTTACAGAAGAAGCTGAGGAGGATGGTCTTTATGGATCTCTTGCTTCACGTTATACAAAGGCACTTGCTAGATCTATGGCTTCTACTAAAGAAATCAAAGCAGCAAATGTTTTAAATAACTCGACAAGTACAACTGGTGGTGATGGTGTATCTTTATTAAGTACAGCCCATCCGACTCAAAATGGAAATCAAAGTAATACTTTGGCAACTGCAGCAGATTTATCTGAAACTTCATTAGAAAGTATTCTGATTAATATTGCTGATATGAAAGATGATCGTGGTCTTAGGATCGCAGCACAAGGAACAATGTTAATTATTCCTACTGCATATTCTTTCGTTGCAGAAAGATTGCTTGAAAGTCGGTTAAGAACTGGAACTGCAGACAACGATTTAAATGCTATCAAATCAGGTGGTTATCTACCTCAAGGATATCATGTAATGAGACGTCTTACAGATTCAGATGCATTCTTTATTAAGACTGATGTTCCTGATGGATTAAAAATGTTCCAAAGAAGTCCTATGAAAAAAGGCATGGAAGGTGATTTTGAAACAGGAAATGTACGTTACAAAGTAAGAGAAAGATATTCTTTCGGTTTTACTGACTGGCGTGGAGTCTTTGGTACAGAAGGTGCTGCATAAAAACTAATATAGGAGAGGGGATAACTCCTCTCCTAAACATAAACCTTGACTGCGAAAGCAGACACTTGCCAAGACAAGGAGATTGATATGGCTAATACTACATTTACAGGAGCAGTCCGCTCTGAAAACGGATTTAAAGTTGTTTCTAAAAATGCTACAACAGGTGCATATACTGATGTTGCTTCTATTGCTTCAACAGGTATTGTAACAAACAAATATGTAAAGCACGTTGGCTTTGCAACTGGTGTGACTGTAAACACTACTGCAGGGGATAGTCCAGCTATTGGTCAGTTTACCCAACCAGCTAACACAATAATTACTGACATAAAAATATTTTGTGCCACTGCTCCAGTTATTGGAACTGGTGATATTGGATATGAAGTTGGAACATCGTCTTCTGGTGCTCAAATTGTTGCAGCAGTAACTGATGAGATTCTTGATGGTGGAACAACTGTCGTTGTAGGAAACGTAACCACAACTACACTCGTTGCAACAACACAGAGTGCAACAACTGCTCCAGTGTCTGCTCAATACACCTCTGCTGAAAGAACTATTTTCTGTAATATAACGAACACAGTTGATGCGACAACTGCTGGATCATTTACTTTCATCATTGAGTATGTGCAGATTGCATAATTTAATGGGGGATTAATTTCCCCCACTTTCATAAGGAGAATTAAATGAGCATTCAAAGTGACGTACAAGTCGGATTTATTGCTGATGAAAATGCAGCAGACCCAGATAGGCTTGTAACTGCAGCAAGACCAAACACTTCAGCAACAATGGCAGAAACTACCTTTTTGGGTGGGGGTGCTAGAAATGTGACTGTAACAACTAGTGGTACTGGTGATAATGCTAAGACTTGCACAATAACTGGTACAGATGTTTTTGGTAATGCTATGACTGAAGTTATAACATCAACAGGCTCAGCAGAAGCAGTAGCAGGAACTAAATTATTTTTAACAGTTAGTGCTGTAGAATGTTCTGCTCAATATGCAGCAAACATTACAGTAGGTTCTGGCTCATTATGTGCAAGTGCAGTAGCAGGTGGTAATCGAACTAGAATGAAAGGTTATTCTATTGTATCTGCAGGAACAGCAGGTTTGGTCAACTTTCACAATGGAACACCTGAAAGTGGTACAATTATTTTTAAAGCACAAACACTTGGGACTGATAATACAACTATAGATAATACAATTCCAGATGAGGGACTTTTATTTTCTAGTGGTTTGACTGTTGGATATACAGTCGCAACAGTTGTATTAGCAAACATCTTTTTTGCATAAGGTAAAACAATGGCAACATCTGGAACAGTAGCATTTAGACCTAATGTTGAGGAAATTATAGCAGAATCATTTGAGAGATGTGGGATTGATCCACAGACAAGAACTGGCGATCATGCACGATCTGCAAGAAGAAGCATTAATTTATTATTCTCAGAATTTGCAAATCGTGGTATTAATTACTGGACTGTAACACAAAACACTTTGACACTTGTCAATGGCACAACTAACTATACTCTGCCAGTAGGCACTATAGATATATTAGATGCAGTCATAAGAGATAGTACATCTGGTGTAGACCAAATTATTAATAGAGTCACAATACAAGAATATAATCAAATACCAGATAAAACAAATGCTGGTAAGCCAAGTCAATATATGATAGATAGGCAATACACACCTGTTATATACTTCTGGTCAGTTCCTAACACCTCTACATTATCTCTAGTATATTGGGCAATGAACCAGCAAGAGGATGTAAATGCTTCAAATCAAGACACAGATATACCTTATAGATGGAGTGACACCATTTGTGCAGGATTAGCATCAAAACTATCTATGAAATATGCACCAGAAAAGTTTCAGCTATTAAATGAGATGTATGAGAGAGCATTTAGTTTTGCAGCACAAAGCGATAATGATGGTGTAAGTCTAAGAGTACAACCAACAGCATTGAACTTAACATAATGGCAAGATACGCAAGTGGAAAAAAATCAAAAGCAATAAGCGACATAAGTGGCTTTAAGGTCAATTATACAGACTTAAAAACCACTTATGATAATTTTAGAGTTGAACCAAGCGAGTTTGATCCTAAACATCCACAACTAACACCAGCCAAAAATGTTATTGATGCAACTGCATTATTCCAACCAAGACCAGACAATGATCCAGAGAATGTTAGTTTTGTAGTTGGATTCAATACAGATATTTTTGCAAGTAAAATTGAAAATGCACAAAAAGGCATTGGCATTAAAGGTTTAGGTGCTATAGGCACATTTACAATAAGATTAGATCATTCTCAAGATGTTACTGGAGTTAGTGGCACTGGAGCATTAGGAACTCTTAACTTTAAATCAACCTTAACAGAAACTGGTGTTGCTGGAACTGGTGCTATAGGTTCTATTGAGCCTACTGGCAAAAGGGATGTAACTGGTGTAAGTGGTACTGCTACATTGGGTGGCATTGGTGTTACAGATGGTGCTTCTGTCAGGATTGCACTACTAGAAACTGGTCTAGCAGGAACTGGTGCTATTGGCACAGAAATACCTAAAGCATCTCTCACAGAAAGTGGATTGGCTGGAACTGGTGCAATTGGATCTGTTAGTATCAACATAGGTGAGCTAGGATTTGGTGGTGGTGACTGGGGCGAAAGTACATGGGGTCAATAAATGAATTATACTAGCTTAGTTTCACAGATACAAAACTTTATGGAAGATGATAGCACAGAGCTATCTAATTCTATTAATGATATAATAGCACAAGCAGAATCAATGATATTTCAAAGATTGCCAAGTTTGCCTTGCTTTAGACAGATAACAACAGGCACTTTAGTTGTAGGTACAGACGATTATACAGTTGCAAATGCAAGGATGATTAGACAAGTTTCTATAACTGATAGTAGTAGTAATGTATCTTTTTTAGATCATAGAGTTGACAGTTATTTAAGAGATATGCATCCTAACTCCTCGACAACAGGACAGCCAACTATGTACTCAACTAAAAGTGCAGGAACTAGTGGTATTGTGGTTACATTAGGTCCTACACCAAGTGCTACTTTAGCATTTCAGGTTGATTTTGCTGCTCCAGAAACAGGTTTATCTTCGTCAAATGCAAACTCTTGGATCGGTGATAATGCAGAGAATGTTTTGCTTGCTGCATCACTTTATGAAACTTCTGCTTTTCTTAAGGCTGCAGAAACGCTAAACTTGTACAAAGCTCAGTTTGATGAAGCTATAGCATTGTTTCAGCAGGAGATGGGAAGAAATTACACAGCAGAGTATAACGCAGGAATATAAGGAGAAAATAAATGTCAATATCACAAGCAATGTGTACATCTTTTAAAGTTGAATTATTAGATGAAGGACACGACTTAATAGAAGACACACTGAAAATAGCACTGTACACAAGTTCAGCTAGTTTAGGAGCTGGAACGACTGCTTACTCAACATCAAATGAAATAAGTGGAACTGGT